AATGCTAGTACAAATCTGTACTTGATCTAATAATTCTTTGTCAACGTATTTTTCTAAATAACTAAATTGTAACTCGGTTCCACCTTTAGGTAGTTGGTTTCTTATTTTCATTCATAACTTTCTGTAAGATATTTAATCCTTTCGGTGACACTACTACTGTAAGATCTTGTGCAATATGCTCTGCAACTGTATCTGTATTAGGGTCAGCTATATCAGCATTTTTCTCTGATTCATCTTTATATACTTTTTTAGTTCTAGTATTTCTTAAAATTATCGTTGTTGTACAATCAATTTTTAATATATTATCCATTCTGTTGTGACCTATCTATTAAAGCATATCCGACTACTACTTCAAGTTTATTAGCAGTCTCTGCTTGGATTTTTATAGCATCTCCTGCTTCTAAATTCAACCCCTGTTCTGTAGCATTTACTGTGCTTGTAGCAGGAATATCTTTTCTAAAAAACTCTATGTCTGTACTAGCAGATGAATCTCTTAAATCACAGTTAGCTAATACAGATCCTGTACTATTATTAGATATGTATACCGATTTTATAATAGCAATAGCTGAAGTAGATATAGTTAAAACAGTTGTCATAGCTGTATCAGTTAATATTTTACTGGCGTTTTTATATTGTATTGTCATGATAAAAAATAATTATACGTGTCTTGTTCTTCTTTTAAGTCATTTTGAAAGGTAAAATTTAATTCATTTTTAATAGTGTCTAGTGATAAAAGAATCTGTCTTAAATTATCAACTTCATATTGTTCTTTTGGTTCCGGTATGTACGCAGTTATCTTAGCCATTATCTTCTACCATCTGGTTTTGCATCTAGTCTTAGTGTACCATAACGCCATGTTTCACCCACAGCATCACATTCTATTTTAAGTGCAACTAACCTTGCTCGTGCACGTGTGTCTACTTTATCGGTCGTAGAGGTAACTGTAAAAGGTCCAAGAGAAGAACTAGCTGCTGTATTATTTGGATAATCATTTAACAATATAGTAATTTTTGAATTACCTTCTAATAATTGAAAGTCAGGTATAAATCTTTTAACAGACATTATATATTCACCATCTCCACTTAAATTAGCAATATTGTTTGAATTAGTTATATCAAAATCTCCAGATTGAATAAATGCATCAATAGAAGTAGTACCCGAACTGTTAACCTGATCTGTCCCTGTTTCTTGGGCATAGTAAATTGATGCTCCATAGGTTGCTGTAATTCCTTGTATTGGAAAATTAGGTACAGCTGTTTTATTATATTCTGTTGCATAAGGAAGTTCAAATACTCCTTGATCTAAGTAGCTAGTTCTAGCTAAAGAACTTGTAGTCCAAACATTCTCAGCGTAATTATAAGTTACACATCTATCTATTTGAGAAGAACCAAATTTAGGGTAGAACCAATTAATTTCATTGTATAAAGTATTATGCTCTGCATAAATAAGAGGACCTGAAGAATAATTAATTCCAAGATGATCTCCACCTGTTGTAAACACAAAATCTTCAACAAGGCATGGCAAAGCTTTTACAGTACCATCAAACATAAAAAATCCACCCTCGCCCGACATCCAATAGACAAGACCATTAGAATAACTTAATGCATTTTGTCCAATACATCCGCAGTTAGTTCCAACTTGTCTTACAGAAAAAGTAAATGGTGGTCCCACATATTGAATCACATAAGCGGCTAGATCTGTTAAAACTAAAGTGTAGTCTTTACCTGATACAGCAGCCATAATTTCATTACCTTTATCTAATAAAAAAGTACCTGCAGTATTAGTTGCAGTGGGTTGATATGAATTAAAATTTTCTTGATCACTAAATCTTATAAACATTGGGTTTTGAGTTGTAGAACTACCAATAGTTGTTTCAGTTCCAAAATGAAACACATGTCTATCTCTATCTGATACTTGTGTTAACCTTGTTTTAGTTGGAGCATTAGCCATAATAGCTGCTCTATTTGCTCTTGGTGAAGCTGCACCGGCATTCCAAGTATATGTCTTACCATTATGAATTGTTGCAACTAATATTTGACCAAAGTTATCAAGGCTCCAAAGACCTGCATCTAAAGTCACGCCACTAGTTGCACTAGCAGTTCCCCATGTGCTTGATCCCCATGTGGATGTTCCCCAACCTAAACCAGCTGTTTGAAAAGTTGGACCAACAATTTCATAAGGATTAACTGTAGCTGATCCAGTAGCACTACTAGCCCCTGCTGAGTTTGTAGGCATTGTAATTTGAAAAGTGTTATTTGTTTTGTTTAATACTTCAAAAGTATTACCTGTAAAATCTGCTATTGCATAACCTGAACTTGTAGGAACTGTTACTGCAGTAAAAGTTATATATCTTCCATTTAGTAATCCATGACCAGTTTTATTAACTGTTACTGTAGGCGATCCAGACGTAACGGTAAAAGTACAGCCTGTAATAGCATCATCATCTAAAGGACTAATGTCAAAAAATTCTTCATTATAGTATAAAAATAAACCCTGAGAAGTTCCAATAGCTGAATATTTTTCTCCGGCTATAGAAGTAAAATCGTGTTGTGCTCTTGCTACTCCAGGTAAGGTTTTATTACCTGTAGTTATTTGTGACCAACCACCTATTTTTTCAGGTAAGCCATATCTAAATCTAACAAAATCACCGTCAACCCATTGTGATTCACCACCTGAGTCTGTAATTTGTTTATCAAATCCTGCCTTAAAATTAAGTTTTTGTAGCATAATCGTTATACTATATATTATAATGTTTTAATTGGCTACTTATCTATTATTAGATTCCAAGACAAGTTTTCCAATAATTCTTGTATATCAATGACTCTCTTATTAACAGGATTGACATACTTATGTAATTCCTCTGTATCAAATATAACCCATTTATTTATGGTTTCAAATACTATCTTATCAGATTTTGTTTTAAAATAACCTGTTTTTCCTACAGTCCCGCGAACAGGGATTAAAGGTCTAATATCAAATTTAAATGTTTGATTACCATTCTTTAATCTACCTTCCACTTGCCACAACTCTTCTTTGGATTGTTGATCAGTAGCTGTCTTGGCATCTGATAAAAAATTTATAAAATCTTTCACTATATAAAATTAATATTTATGTTTACCCTTATACTTTCATCAGTTTGTGCAACGGAGGAATGACTCATCTTCCCGTCAAAGACAATAGCTTGGTTGGCTACAGACGATATTTTTTTTCCATCTTTAAACAAAGTATATCCATTGTTTGTATTAATAGAGTATAGCAATACTTTATGTTCTTTATCACTATCTGTATGAAATCCAGTAACAATTTCTGCTGGTGTTTTTGTGTAAAGATTTATTTTTGCTCTAAGTAATTCTGTGTATTTTATTTTTGCCATTAGTGGATAAACAAGAGTAGCTAAAAAATTGCTTAAAGGTTTTTTTTCACCAAATAATAAATGAGTAAATAGAAAAGAAGACTTATCTTTTTCATTTGCTGTATATGGATTATAGAAATACGGAAAAGTATTGCTTGTTGTTATAGATTGTATTTGTTTAAATAAAGGTTCCGGTAAATAATTTTTATATATTTTCATAATTAAATAGCTCTCATCGTAGGAATAGGATATTTGATTACTTTTTCTTCAAGACTTATGTCGTCAAAGAAAGTAATTAAAGTTAATCTTTCATTACTGTTAGTCATTGGATTTGCAGCGTGATAAGAGTTACCATCAAATATAACTAATCTGTTATAAATACCTTCAACACTAAATGTTTTCTGAAAATTTTGATTGTTGTCTTCTTTTGCCTTACCTACTTTTTCTTCTAATTCCTTAGTTCTATTTTCTTCTTTTGTAAAATATTCATACTTAGTATCAGTATACTTTTGTACTAAGGTTGATCTAAAATCTTTCGGAGCAAAAATAGATGTACCTGCAGTATCTTCTTTGTTTAAATATACAATAGCCGTAGCTTTAAATTTATTATCTGTATGAACCCAACTATCATGTTGAAGTTTATTTACCTTTTGAAAATAAGTAAAACTTTTAAATCTTAAATCGTTAAGATTGTTTGGGTATAATACAGATGCAATTTTTAAATTAACCCAATTAAAAAAAGCCCAATCTAGTTCATGTAATTCTTTAGTTCGTTTTCCAGGGCAATGAGTTTTATTTTCATACTCAAATTTTTTAGAAAGATTAACTACCTCATCTGGATTATCAAAAAAATTATCTACACATATAAAACTAGGAAATAACATATTATTTAAACGGATCTCCTAAAGACCATGAAACTAAACTATATCTGGTTCCACTTAAAACTGGTGTAACTCTATGCCAAACAAAAGAAGGAAATACTATTACAGTGCCTTTTTTTCTTAGATGAGATATTGTATCTATATTACTAACCTCTTTTGCACTTTTTACAGGTCTATTGTTTCTAAAGTCCATTTGAAAGTCACCTCCTTTATAATCTGAACCATCAGATAATGCCACTACTGTACTTAGCTTTCTAATTTTATTTCTATGAGAAACATGTTTATCATTGTCAGGGTAAGGATCTTGAAATTGATCTATATGCCAATTATAGAATTGATTTTTTTTATATTTTGCTATTTGACAAGACTCAGTCCAATCCCATTGAAAATTCCATCCTGCTTTTTCGTTAGCATGATGTATAAAAGGATTAAGTAATTGGTATAATTCTGGTTCCCCTGTAAAAAATACATTTGAGTTCCTACTATCTTCAATTTCTTCACCCTGCTGTTCTTGTTTATCATCTACTTGAACTGTACCTTGATCGAATTTAAAATCAGAATATGTTTTAATTAAGTTATCACAAGTTTTTTCGGAAAAACCTTTTGGATAATAAAAGTAATAATTTTTTAAGTTCATTTAAGTATGTATTTCTAAATAGAATATATACTAGATAGAGTAATTATTCAACTCTTTTGACAAATTGGATATTCTCATTATCATAATAATAATCCACTGTTTCATAATCATCAGGATAAGGAATAGGTGGTTCCCATATACATTGTTCTTCATTTAATACCCAAGTACTATATATTTTAGGTTGTATAAAAGCATCTCTTGTTGAATCGTATGTAAAGCCTATACCAGCATAGTTTTTTCTCAAAGGTGTTCCACCTTGTGCGTGCACACCTAGAGAAGTTTCTCTATCAGTTTCTAACCAAGTTCCTTCCAAAGTATCAATATATTCTTGCTCTGCTACTATAACATCAGTTACTATATTGTTTTCTATTTTTGCAAAATAAGCCATAATTAATTCGTTGCGAACGTCCCTGACGATGTAAATGTGTGATACGTATATGTACCATCTGATGTTATTGTTCCTCCAGAAGCTGCTGTTCCTCCTGGATATCTTATGATAACAGTTCCGTTTCCTCCGTCTCCTCCTGAAGGAGAGTGAGCACCGCCACCACCGCCGCCTAGTCCATCTGTTCCTTGTGTTGGTCCTGGGCCGGCTTCATCGCCGCCTCTTCCACCACCACCAGATCCTCCAGGTGCATTTGTTCCACCAGCTGAGTGAGTAGATCCTCCACCACCACCGGCATAAGTTGTTGAATTTAACCATTGAGATCCGTTTCCTCCGTTACCGCCATTAGCACCACTATTACTAGCACCAACTTGTGAAGCACCGCCACCGCCACCGGCTGCAGCTACACCACCACCTGAAGATCCTCCTCCATTACTTCCTTCTGAGGGAGAATAACCTCCAGCATTACCAGATCCACCAGAGGCATTATCTTGACCTCCACCACCGCCAGATCCACCGGATCTACCAGGTACACGTAAATATTTACCGCCTCCACCACCACCGGTAGTGTTTTTTGCGCCACCTCCTAAATTTACTGATGATGTTCCACCATCAGATCCATTATTTCCAGGCTGACCAGATCCTTTTGCTCCTCCGGCTCCAACTGTAACTGAAAAACTTGTTCCTGCGGCTAATGTTTGACTTGTGAAAGCTCTGAAACCTCCAGCTCCACCGCCTCCTCCATTACCTGGATAACCATTAGCTCCACCGCCTCCACCAGCAACTACTAAGTAGTCTGCGATTAATGGATCGGATGCTCCTCTAAATTGACCTACAGAAATTGTTCCTGAACTTGGGATAGGTCCATTAGGTGCAGGTGGTGAAGAAGGAACATTAGAACCTCCAGCATAGTATTCAGATAATGAGATAGGGTTACTACCTCCGAATTCAGATTGTATTTCAGAAAATTGAACGTTAGTACTAGGTACAGCCATTTTACTTTTTCTCCTTAGTTAAAGTATCTACTTTGTCATTTAATTTTTTTACAGCTTCAATTAATAGACAAGTTAGTCTATCATATTTTACTGCTTTTACACCATCAGATCTTTGAGCAACTGCTTCAGGCAATACTTTTTCTACCTCTTGAGCTATAACTCCGACGTCTTTTTTTCTAACAAAATAGCCATCTTCGCCACCTCTTCCGTCTATGTAATCTTTTTTCCAATCAAATAAAACTCCATTTAATTTTTTTAAAGATTCTAATGGATTAGGTATATTAACAATATTTTCTTTAAGTGCAACATCAGAAGAAAAGAAAGCAGTGATATCATTAGTAGCTCTAATTTCACCTGTTGTACCAGAAGCTGCAGTTCCAATACCTAATGAATCTAATTTGCCATCATTGAATTCTACATCGTTTGTAGTTCCTAATCCTATTGAATCTCTTGCTGTAGAACCAGATTCAGCAACAAGATTAGAACCATCTCCTACAATAAAGTTTCCATTTGTATTAGCTACGTCTGCTAAGTCTA